CATTAGATTCAACAGGAGCAACGTCACTTGCGACTGGCGGTGGTGTTGTTAATATTGCGAGTTCAGGTGTTATGACAACGGTAAAAGGAACGCTAAATGTAGACGAGGCGGTAACCTTAGATAGCACACTTGCTGTTAGTGGAACCATAACAGCAACAGATGACATTACAGCGTTCTTCGACTCGTCTGACCGGAGATTAAAAAAAAATGTAGAAACAATAGATAGTGCATTGTCTATTATCAATAATCTTAGAGGTGTAAGATTTGATTGGAATGAAGAAGCACAAAAACTAAATGAAAATGTAGATCTGAATAAACGAGAATTAGGGGTCATAGCGCAAGAAATTGAAAAGGAACTACCCGAGGTTATTAAAGAAGGTTTAGGAGGGTACATGGCGGTACGATATGAAAAAATAACTCCTCTATTAATCCAATGTATTAAAGAACAACAAACGATGATAAAGCAACAAGACGAGCGGATCTCAAAATTAGAAAATTCGCAGAATTAGAAATTATTACATTAATTAACAACTACTCATAAAACATAAATAAGGAATTAAATCATTTAAATCCTCATTTATAATAATTATAAATGATAAAATTACTTTTTTTTTCTAGTTTATTATCTTTATCATATTCCTTTGTATATGACCTTTGCGTTGTGGGTGCAACCAGCGGGCTTGGAAGAGAACTTATTTATCAAACAATAATAAAAAAAAAGAGTGTATTAGCATTGACTTGCAACACTAATAATAAAATATATTTACCATACAGAGCCGACTCATTTAATTACAAAGAAACCAATGAAAGTATGTCGGGAAATATAGATATTGACACCTATTGGGGTGACAATACTTATCAATATAAACACATTGTTTTTTGCACCAGCGCTAAACCATTTGAAAGTGATTATTCTGATATTATTACTAAGAAAATCACGTCAAATCTGCCGGAACAATGCCAATCCATGTCTCTTATAAGTGCTTATGGAGCGGGTGATTCTCTTGAAGACGCAAACGTTGGGATACAGGTGATGAATGATGTTTATTTAAAGGACGTATATCGTGCTAAAAATAGACAAGAAGACACTATTAATTGTTACAATGAGCGTGATATATGTAAATATATATACAGACCGAATGCCTTATCTTATGGAAAAACTTTTCTTCAATCAGTTTCTCGTGCTGATTTTGCTGAAAGAATTCTAGATGATATTTATGGAATGGATTAATCTTTATTGAAAAAGAATAATTGAAATAACCTTGAATTATTTATATCTTCTCCAAAATATTCTGTTACTCCATGAATATATTGAGCATTAAATATTACTAATCTGTTATACACATTTCCTATTGAATCAACTGTTTCCCATTGTGTTTTATCTAAATGTGGTTCTTTATAATTTAAATCTGATTGATACCAATCCGATTTAGAAAACACTTCGCTATTTCGTAATTTATATTTTTTATGTCTAAAAAAACTTGTTCCTGTATTGGGTGGTGCGTTCGGTGTTAGATATACAATGGCTGCATATTGTTGTTCATCAGAATGATATACAATAGGTGTTTTGGCATTACACCATTGAAAACATCCATTTGTTGAATAATCCCAACTCCCCTTTTTATTACCACCGGGAATGGTTGCGTGTAATAATTTTTCAAATAATTCTTTTGTTCCTTCTTGAATTTTACGACCACTTTCACATCTGTATCCTACTGCGCCATGATTTTCAGGTGGTTGATAATTAAGAGATAATGCATATTCGCGAATTTTATCAGGATTTTCATAAAAATTATCAATTACAATGAAGTTGGGGGTTTTATATGTATGTTTATTTACACCATATTTAATGTCCGTAGAACTACAATTATTATATGTATATTGAGGAATGGGTTTGGCATACTTTCTATGACCAATATCAGTTAAACGACTATGAAATAATGGTCCTTTATTATATAGTTCTTGTAAACCATTGTTTACATACACATAATCTTTTTGTCTAGCTAATATAGTCAATATTGATTGATCGTGACGATGTTCCATAAACTCTTCGTGTTGCGGTAAATTTAATAAATCATCATTAACTAATTGGTAATTATCTTTTATCATATATCTTTTCCATTCATCTATAAATTCTTTAGTTTTTTTGGTATTTTTAAGTATAATACATCCACCTTCTATTAGATTTTGTTCTAATATGTCATCTTCTATATTAAATTCATTTATGACATTCATTTTAACATATTTTTTAGTTTTATGATCTGGATTATCAAATACCATAACATCATAATCTTTTAATATATTTATATAATTATCTAATCTTTCTACATTATTATTTATAATACTACTTCCACAATCTAAATAAAATAAAATATCATTAGTTTTCATTTTTTCCAATTGATTTTTTATTATAAAAGCTTTCCATATCCAATAACCATAACCTCTTTTGTTGTTTATTATAAATTCTTCATGTTCTTTTAATAAAGGTTTAATAGTTTTTTCGTCTTCAATAATAACAGAATCAAAAAAATTAATATCTGTGGCTTGTTGTTTAAATCTTTTTTTTTTATTTTTAAACAAATCATCTGTTCCAAATGTAATAATAGCTTTTTTTGGCATTTTTTTAATTGGAATAAATAAAAAATCTGCTTTCCATATATGTTTAATTTCATAACCGATAGTAAGTAATAAATTATATTTATTTTTTACAAATTCGATTGATGCCTCTTTTAAAGGATAAAATGTTTCATAACATTCTAATACAATTATTGGTTTATATTTTTTAATTGTATCTATACCACCATTAATTACATGTTCTTCATATCCTTCAACGTCTATCTTAATATAGTCTAATCTATCTAAATTTAACGAATCAATAGTAATAATTTCTATAGTTTCTGTTTTATCTCTTTGAGTAGTTGGTTCAAAAAAGTTATTAGTAATACCTATCCCCCCAGGACCTTCATTAGATATCCAAGAAATATTTTCATTTTTAATACATTCACCTAATCCCTTATTAAATAATTTATATTTACTTGTTTCACAGTTTCTATTCATATTAAATTCTAATAAACTATATGTATTAATAATCGGTTCAAAACAGTATGTAAATTTGCACGATTTAGCTAGTTTAACCGCTAGTGTTCCTAGATGACTTCCTGCTTCAAGTGCTATAGAATCCTTATTTAAATACCTATCTATAATATCATGCTGATGTTCTTCCCATCTATATCCACGTCTTATACAATCACAAACATTACATGTTTTAAATAATTTAAAAGTAGCCGGTGTATTTTTGTGATAATTATTTATAATAGTTAATTTATTCGATATTTCAAATATAGGTTCTTGAACATATTTACTTTTTGTTAACATGTATTTCTCTCCATTAATAGGTATATCGTCATTCCTCTCAAACAATTTATAGATATTTCCATCTACAAGTTCAGGGTGGACCCACCAATCTTCAAATGGACATTTATCTTTATATGAAGATATATTTCCAGCTATTGATTTATATCCCTTTTCTTTTAAAAAATTTCTTGATTTTTCTCTATAATTGCCAGTATTATCATTATAATAATCGTGTTCATATGTAATTACACAAAATTTATAATTATCAAATGGTATCTTTGTGAGAATATCAAAAGTAATATTTGGTGGATCACAATCCAATTGCAAATAATCTATATTTGTAGATTCGTAATTTTGATTCAATAATTTAATATAATCTATTTTTGTTGCATCCTTACACAAACATTTATTTTTTCTAATATTATTAAATGTTTCTACTTGTGCTTTATTAAAATCTATTGAAATTCCTGACCAATCAAATTCTTTTTCCAATAAATACGTGTTATTTCCATATTTATAATCTCCTGCTCCTATTTCTAGATAAGTTCCATAATTTTTTCCATTATGCATAGATAAGGTAAACATATCTTGATAAATTTGTGAATAGTTATATTCTATTTTATGACAATTTTTAAAATAAAATTTTAAACTATCAAGTTTATTATTAGTGTATATGGCAATCTGATGTGATGGTTCTGGTAATTGTTGTTTTTTAATAACTATTAATTTTCTTATTTCATCTGATATTTCAAACGTGGTTAAAATTTGTGTATATATCTCTCTTGCTTCATCAAGTTTTCCTATATTTGATCCTGCAAAAGCTTTTTGATAATATATGTTTACCTTAGTATATCCTATATCATTTTTAAAAGATGTTGTTTGAAGATTGTTTTTCAATATATTTATTCCCATGCATGCATACATATATGAATCTAACCAGAATCGTTTTTCTGGTGTATTGCCACTTCTCCAACTAAAATATAATGAAGCAATATAATATGGTTCGATAGAATTGGGTGATGCGGTCATAGCATGTTTGATTAAATATAATTCTTTTTGACATCTATTTTTTTGTTTAGATATGCATAATGAACATCTTATTAATGCTTCTGATGATAATACTTTGTCATCTGTGAATTCGGCACACCTCAAATAGAACGAATATGCAATCGCATATTGATTGCGCATTTCATAAAAATATGCCAAATTATAATTAAATAAATCATTGTAAGGGTCATTAACTACATTAACAAGTAAACTTGATTTCTGTTGTTGAGATATATGTGTTGAACTGGGTGCGTGTGCTCCGTTTTTTAATGTGTTAAATAAAATATTCTTGAATTTTTGTTTATTAATCTTTAATGCATAACATCCATTATCCTGAAATCCAAATATTATTACTATATTATTATTTACCTCTTCTAAGCCTATGCAAAACTCTACACTAGCTGTCATAAAATTAAATCTTTCACTAATATGATTAATAGTAAAATCATCGTTCCAAATTACAAATCTATGATAATAAACACTATCTTTGTATCCATTATGGTTTTTTGGAATAAATTTACATTCGTGTACAATTGCTAAATATGTATTGTTTTCCCATGGGATTAATTGAGACCCACCACGTAAATCTAATGGCAGGTCATGTGTTTTGTCAGATCTAAATATTGGTTTAGAACTATTCGTTTTTAAATCAACCGTTACAACCTCGGTGGGGTTGCTCCATTTTATAAAATGGAATGGTTTATTTTTTATTGGCATCCAATTCTTTTCACAATATGAGTTAATATTTTCTACTTGAATTCTGTTTCTATTTACTTCTTTTACATTCAACACTGATGGTGTTGCACCATTTTCGTTAATTTCCAATTCCGATAATTCCATACGCCCTTCACCATTCGTCTTCGTGTCTCTCCTAACTCCACAAGCATAATATTTATTATCCCAATATACTAATCTAGCATCTTCTAACCCTATAAAAGTCCAAACTGGTTCTACATATAATTTTGTAGTGTCTATTTCACTATAATTAATTATATCTAAATTATCAACATCTAACTTACAGTAAAAGTTGGTGGTTTTTAATCTTAAATAATCATCTCTGTGATAATAAGAAAGGGGCCCTTCATAGCACGTTTGATATTTCTTTTGGCCTTCTGAATGATGTAGTGTATATTCAACATTTCGTAATATCATATGTAACTCATCATTAATAAATAATACTGATGCATTACATAAACCGGTTCCGTTTGAATCTTTACCATCAATATATATATCTTTAATTATACCACCATCGTTTAATATATATTTAACCAGGTTGTTGAAAACCATTGTAATTATTTAATAAATTACTTTAAATACTTGTTTATTTAGTAAATATAAATGTGCGTTCTGTTTTATTTAATGAAAATAATTTATAATGGGTTATAAATTATTTATTTTAAAATTTTACAATTATATAAATGGCATCTCAATCTGCTATTTCAATGAGTGACATTTTTGATATAAGTGGTGACTTATACGATTTGTCAGGTTCATTTTACACTAATCTTGCAACTATAAACACATCTAGTATTACAACGTCATCGTTAGAAGTTTCTGGCGTAGTTATTGCAGGAGATGTCTTGCCACAACTATTAATAAAACCTGCAAGAACAAACAACACAGATGCACTACTAACCATAAGAGGTGCAAGACCATCCGCCGCGCCGCACCATAAAAATGCGAGATTAAGGTTTGAAAATTATGATAAAGATAATGCGACGAACAACCTTTTAGGTGGGATAAATAGTAGTGTTACTGACAATAATGATAATACTGGCGAGTTGCGTTTCAATACATCGGCGGATGGCACAACTGAAACGCTTTGTGTAACAATGGATTCTACAAACAAAACAACTATTCATGGTAATTTACAGGCAAATGGCAATGTAGGTGTCGGTACCTCTAATCCAAGCAAAAAGTTAGAAGTAGTAGGTGATATAAGTTGTACTAATTTTTTTGGTAATTGGACTGGTAATTCAATAACAGATACATATATTTCTTCCGCAAGTTCTTGGAATAGTAGGTTAAATAATATAGATGCTTCTGTTAATACTTTGGAAAGCGCTGGTGTTGAAGGATCACAAGGAACAACTGGTACAACTGGTACGCAAGGAACTGATGGCACAACTGGAACGCAAGGAACTGATGGCACAACTGGAACGCAAGGAACTGATGGAACAACAGGGACGCAAGGTGCCGATGGAACAACTGGAACGCAAGGAACCGATGGCACAACTGGAACACAAGGAACCGATGGCACAACAGGGACGCAAGGTGCCGATGGAACAACTGGAACGCAAGGAACCGATGGCACAACTGGAACACAAGGAACCGATGGCACAACAGGGACGCAAGGTGCCGATGGAACAA